ATAGTATGGAACCAGAGGAAGTAGAACCACTAAGATTTCAAGTCGCTGATGCAGTTTATAGTGCAGTAGCAAATAGCAGAGTGCAAGAAGTTGACATGTCTGGTAGTTTAGCTGCACTTAACGCTATCATAGACACAGAGCAATCAGTTCCAATGATTGACTTGATGAAGCATCATGAAGCAAAAGCAAAGGCAAATCCACAAAATATTGATCCTGTTGCAGGTGCTATAAATGCAACACAAGTAATCAACGTTTATAATGAAGATGACTTTGATCTACAATTTGAAGCACTAACACAGGCACTAGCAGAAGAAGATGCAGAGGGGTGATAGATGTATCAATTTGCAGAGACACAAGATTCAAGGATAGCACACTATTCTTTTGGTAGGAGCATATCACAATTTGGTATGACTGTATTCAGTACAACTGATGCACGTCAAGGTAAAAAAATATTCGGTAATGATCCCGATCCAATCAAGGAAATACCTCTAATTACACAGAGTGATGTGGTACAGGAGCATATTGATAATAATCCCAATGGTATAGTTGCTGCTCATGAAGATGAAGTAAGGGAGTGTGGTAAGTATTTACAGGTGCATCATAGAACAGTAATGTTTGGAAGCACATGGAAGAGTGATAGTTTAAGACCTGCACACCGATCATTGCTTTATCATAACGGAGCATATACTCATTTTAGATTTTCTGGTTTGGCCAGAATGATATCTCAAGAGGAACATGGCATAGCATCATGTCAGGGATATGAAGATCTACATGCTACTAACAGGAAAGCACATTTCTATGAGAAGACTGGAGCCTTTACACCTCATGGAAAAGGTAGTATAATAGTACCAATGCACGATTGTTGGTTTCATAAACAAAAATTAACGCAGCATTTTCCATATCCAGTATCAGTTGACCACACAGTTCAAATATCAGTAGATAAACCTACATTGATACTTGAGTTTACAAGAGAAGAACCTGATGTTGCAGAATTTGCTAGGACATGGTTACAACAAGTAGAAGACGGACTTATTGAAATTATTGATAGATGAGCAATCAATACACTGTAACTGATTCTTTCGAGGATCTTACAGTTTTATATCATAGAGGTTGTCCTCAAGGATTCAAATTCTTTGGCGATGATCCAGAAGAACACAAAACATATCTCAAACAAGTTCATATTGATATGGTCAATGCGATCATACCTGACTACATGGATATACCTACTGAGTTTTTAACTCATTTCTATATGCATAGTAGATGTTTATTGTTTACTCAAGGCATATGGATGAGCGAAACAGCCAGACATCCACACTTCTTACGTTATAAACCAGGTACTAACGTAAGTTTTCGCATATCTGGAGTTACTAGGTTTACATCATTGACGGATAATAGTAGTGCTCTCTGTGTTGGTATCAATCCTGATGCTAAGACCATACCAAATTTAGAGCGACATGTGCAAAAGGTAGATAAGACTACGCATTTTATGCCTATGAGTGATAATTCTATATTCATTTGTACGGAGAATGCCACATATGGTAAGGTAGAGTTGCCGATGGGTGCACCCAGAAGGTTGAAAAATGAGTTTGATGTGCTAGAATTTGAGAAACCAGGATACATTATTGAATTTACTAACAATCCAATGAACATAGAGGATGAAGTAGTCAACTATATCCACCAGTATATTGAGGGTAAGATTGAGGTATTTGAAAGATGATGGAGCTTCGTGATGGCTATATCCCCTGTTGGCAAGAGAATGTAGGTCTTCCATGGGATCAATACAAACTTTTAGAGCGTGATAAGTTCGAGGAGTTGGTTACTATGATGATGGACGCATATCCAGACCATGAACTTACGGAGTGGTTGAAGCGTGGTTTCTGTATGAACGAGGGTGATTCCACTATTGCATTCAAATCTCTGGAAGGTACACGCACTTTAAATCATCATCTTGATATATGGGATGAGGAAGATGCGGATTGCTATGAAAATTATTGGAATGATAGTGATGATAGCATAGACTGGGATGATGACTGGGATGAGTAGACAGTTAAATATGTGTACACATATGTTGCATATGCGGAATATATGCTGTATACTTATAGTATACACATCAGGAGACACATGACAGTAGCAACCGCACCTGCAACACTCGAAGAAAGAGTACAAGGTTGGGCTAAAGATCTTTGCGACGCACTAGATCTAAACTTCAAGAAAGATGCAATCCGCTCTCACGAGAGATATCTTGCAGATGAGAGATCTTACGAACCATATCACACAGAGCAACTAAAGTTGATCGAAGAGGGTAAAGGTAACCTCAACAGATTTGTTGCATACACAGGACGTAAGTACATCAAGATCGTTATGCAAGAAATCAACAGACATGAAACAGAGTACAAGGACAGCAGTGTTCATGCATTTATAGATAAGAAGACAGGTGAGGTGTATATGCCTGCAGGTTATAATGCACCAACAAGAACAGGTAAGTATCCAGTAAGATGGGACTTAAGAATTATCAAGGATAGAGAGTATATCCTTGATCCAACCAATTGTACATGGTCAGGTGGTTATCTTTACGACAGATCACATTTACCTTCCAAGTACGTTTAAGACCCCACAAGGGGTCTCTGACCCCTTCTAGCACAGTAGAAACATGCCAGTATATAGAGACTACGAAATTAGACTTAACCTCAATGAATTGATTGAACACAGGATACCAACCTGTGATTTGTTGCATCCAGACCACTGCTTAACAGAAGCACAGGTGGCACAGATTGCACATGATATTAACATGGATTTGGACTTGCATCCGATCTATCATCAAATAGATGATCATATCATGCGGTATGTCAAAGCAGCAGGTATTGACAATTCCGATCATTGGGTAGAACCTAAACTAAAAGACCTATGAATGACATAACCATATTCATATTTGGTATTGGATTTGCCCTCACAGCAGGTGCTGCATTCGCATTTATGTGGAGGTCTATGAGTTTTGTATTTAAAGAGTTGGATAAGCCACGGAAGATAGTGCATCCAGAAATGGAAGATGTGCAATCAGGTGAAGAATTATTAGTTTTTGAATTGAAAGATGACGATCAAGATATCTCCAGTTGATAATTACGTAACACATATATTCCCAGTAGGAATGTACGCAAGAGAGAATGTATTGTCTGCGGAAGAGAATGACATTGTATGCAACAAGATATACAAAATGCGTAATGTTTTCAAGGAAGGTAACACAAAAGATTGGATGAGTGGTACAGCATCACCTGATAATTGCTTCCATATAGCAGACCTTACGGAGTATTTGGAGTTCCATCCTTTAATTGACCGCATAACTGCGTGTGTTAATGACTTTGCAAAACACTATGGAAGCAAAGAGCTTTACTCATGCACAGAATCATGGTATAATATCTACTCAAGTGGAAGATACCAAGAGTTCCACATGCACCCATACAATATATTCTCCGCAATATATTATGTCAAGGTTCCAGATGGTGCACCTGGTACATACTTTAAACGTCCTGACATGGGTAGTATGCTTCCTCCTAAGAATAAGGAGGTACCTACACCCTTAAATCAGGAAGTTTTAATAGCACCTCCGCAAGAAAGAACTGTTGTCATATTCAGATCTAACTTGCAACACTCTGTTCCTCCCTCGACATTTGATGGAGAACGTGTTACAATAGCTTTAAACTTCGCATAACTCATGAATGGTTGGTATGTAATTTTCTGGACAGTTCTAACACTGTTTATTCTCAGATCTCTTGGTGTATTCAAATCAAGTAAAAAGAAAAAGAAATGAAGAAACTATGGAGGATTTGGGCAAAGGCACTTGGAGACAAGTCAGGCAAAAATGATAAAGAAGCAGATATCATAGCCATGATCCGAACCTTTATCTTCCTACAACTCATTATCACCAACTGTTTCATCGTAGGTGGTAATATCAGACATTGGAATGATCACTACACACGACCTCATTATGAAAGAATTTGATTATGACCTCGATTATAAATCTCTTGATTTTACAGACGAGGAAACTCGTAAACTTTATCGTATTGGAAGGGGAGAGCAAGGAGTTCTACTGGTTCGCCCTTATACTAACGATATCTGTGCTCATTGGAGATTTAAGACACCAGAGACTGCAGTGAAATCATCTAACAAAATCTTTGCTATGTATCTCGACTATCGTGATGCTAAAGATTTCATTGGTATGGATATGTGTCGTAAGTTTCTTGAAATGGGATTTACTAGATCAAG